GAAGAGCTTGACACGGGTGAGCTAGACGCCAAGGTACGCAAGGAGAAGACGCAGCAGGAGAAGGAGGCACTGGCCTGCAACTCATGTGGATTCTTTTTCAACGGCAAGATTTGCCCAAGCTGTGGGATGGAGCGCAGGGGTCCATCATCCAATGTACTCAAGCTATCGGGTGAGATGTATGAGCTGAACCTACAACTAGGCAATGATTGGAAGAGCAACTCGCATCAGGTCTGGGAGCAGATCTGTTGGATAGCAATAGACCGCAAGGGGCAGAACCAGTCGGCTGAGAAGTTTGCAATGGCACAGTACAGAAACATCTACGGGCGATGGCCGACGTGGTCATTTGGCAGTACCAATCCGAAGTATCCATCACGAGAGCTACAGAACCACGTTAAAGCGCAGCTGGTGAAGTACTGGAAATCCAAGGGCGGGAGGAAGTTTGCATGAGCTTTGAAGCCCACGCCCAAGCCCACGGTTTAATCCTGCGCCATGCAATACCTGATGGCCGCTGGCACAGGGTTCCAACGATTGATAAGCCACGCAAACGCAACGGTGCGTATGTGTATGACGGGAATACAGGAAGCGTAAGAAACTGGGCGACGATGGAGTCGTTTGCTTTCTGGACGAACGGACGGCGAACGGCTGTACCCCAGATGTTCACGGTGAACAAGGACATCGAGCGTGAACAACAGGCCGCAGCTGTGAAGGCCAAGGAGATGTTACAGCGGGCGGTGTTTACCAACCACGGGTATCTGAAGAGCAAGGGGTTCCCGCTGCTCAAGGGATTGGTGTTGGATGAAGAGCTATTGATCCCCATGAGAGACTACAAGTCCTACAAGGATGTGTTGAGTGTGCAGCGCATCAAGGAGGATGGAACGAAGCGATTCTTGTATCAGGGTCGCAGCAAGGGGGCGGTATTCATTCTGAATCAAGAGCATCAGCACAAAGAGGTATGGCTTGTGGAAGGCTATGCCACGGGGCTGAGTGTGCAGGCCGCTCTGAAGAGCTTGTATCGTGACGCAGCAGTGGTGGTGTGCTTCAGTGCAAGCAACATGGTGTACGTTGGGAAGAGGTTGCATACGAAGTGCTATGCGGTTGCCGACAATGATACGAGCGGGACGGGCCAACGCTGCGCTGAAGAGCTAGGGGTTCGGTGGGGTATGAGCGAGAGGGAGGGGGAGGACGCCAATGACCTGCACAGCCGTGCAGGGCTGGCGGCTGTGCGCCAGCTGGTGCGGTCAGTCGTCTAAGTACTCGAGGGCGTGGGCGGGGAGCCAGTCCGAGGCGAGCAGTCGGGCCATCGCTGCGGTTCGGTCGATGTCGGCTCGGTGGGCGCTGCGGGCTGCGCCTAAGTCGGCGGCGCTGGTTCTGCTGGTTAGCGTCCAGGCTAGGCGATCGCGCTCGATCTGCCTCCAGGGTGTGCCTTCTTTGGCGTGTTCAAACCAGTGCGGGCGGGCGTGGGCCATGCGTGCAGCGAGTCTGTAGGTCAAGCTCATGGGTTGCCTTTTGGGGGCCGTGGCCCCCATTGAACTAGTTGAAGTAATTGCGGATAACCGAACGGCTAAGGCTGCGGCGGGCTTCAGCTGCGGCGCTGCTGGTGCTGCGTTTCCAGTACTCGTGTAAGGCTGAAGCCAATACAGCGCAAGCGGCGCGACGGTACTCGGTGGGCCAGTATTGGCCGGTACAGTAATCAATCGATACCCCTGAGCTGGTGTCGATCGTAAGTCGTCCGCTAAATGCTCGGCGGCTTGCGTCGATCAAGTCCTTGTCAGTTATGCCATCCCTCCAGGCGACGGCTGCAAGTAGTTCGCGCGCGTGTTTCAGGTCGTTGCCAATTGAGCGAAGCTCGGCTCGGTATGTGCTCACGTCCCCATAATTGGCAAACTCCAGGCCTGGGCGCTGGCGTATCCATTGGTGCAGCGCGTCGATGATCAGTTCTTTCATGTTCTCATACATTCTCAATTACCTCCCAAGTTCTGAGAGCGCCTAAAGCGTCATTTTCAACATCAAAGGCCCAGTTGCTGGCGGTCTCGTCGGCCATGTCGTAAACGCAAGCCACTTCGTAATAGTCTCCAAAGTCGTGGGATTCCCTTTTAATCGTAAGATATGCGTCGCAGTGGTCAGGGATTGGATAATGCCTCTCAATCTGTGCCATAAAGCGACGGCACTCGGCCAAGGCTCTTTTGGTGTAACCGTCCTGACCTACTTGGGCGCATTCTTCCTCGCAAGGTACGGGGCCAATCATTAAATAATCTCTCATGTTTTTATCTCCTGGTTGTGTGGTGGTCGAATGAACACCCAGGAAAGCCCACGGCGTAGGCTTTCGCAGTTGGTCACTCGGCACGGGCTAAGGCTGCTCGGCATTTCTCGCGCATCAATCGCCAGTTGTGGGGGCTGTAACCTGGGGGCGGCATGTTTGTCTCATAAGCTACGACAAAAAGTCTAAGCGCTGCGAGCAAGTCGGGCGCAGCGGCAATCAGTCGGGCATTTGCTTCGGTGCTGGCGGTGCAGATTACGTGTCGGCAGTCGGGTGTGTCAGTGTAGACAATGCCAAAAGCGCTGGGGTCGGTCTGCCAGGGTGCGGGGTGCGGTTTCATGCTTCCTCCCTGGTATAAACGTCCTCAATCCATTGGGCCATTTCTGGAAAGGCTCGCTGTAAGTCCTCCAGAGTGGCGGTCAGTGCATTGATGTCGATGGTGTTCATCGGGTCGGGGTCGGCTGCTACGTCCAGGGCGTGGCACAAATCGATCACGGCGCATTCGATGGCGAAGCGTTGCTGGTTGTTCATAAGGTTGCCTCCAGTTCTGATGCAAGCTCCCAGGCGAGCGAGTAGATATGCGAGCGGGCGGGCTCGGAGTCTGGGCCGTACTCGTCCAGGGTGTTTTCGTAGTCCTCTTCCTCGGTGTCCAGGATGTGCTGGATAAGTCTTAGGGCGATTTCGGTGTTCATTGTGGAACCTCCAAATCATTCCAGATTGCAGTTAGTAAGTCCTTGAGCTGTCGGTGTGCCTTTTCCTGGCGGGCGGTCGATACCATGCGAGCCAGCTGCTGGCGCTGGTGTCCGATTCCCATCCCTTGCAGGGGTCGATATATCTCAGCAAAACTCTCGGATGCGAGCGGGTCTGCAAGTATCGGCTCGCAGTAATCACGCCCAGCGAGTAGGACTAGGCGGCTGTAGTGGTGCGTCCTGGATAGGCTCCAGAGCTTTAAGGCTTGTCGGGCTCCCCAGGCTTTCTTGTGGCTCAGGCGTTGATCGTAGGGGTCGATGGTCTTTGATGGGTCGAGCAGGCCATGCTTTGCGCTCAGGATCATCCAATCATCACCGGAGGCTAAAGCATAGGCTTTTGAGAGTTGATAAAGCTGGCCGGTGTAAAGCTCGCCAGCTGGTGCAGCGTGGGCCAGTTTAGCGGAGCTGCAAGCGATTAGTATGAGGGTTTTCATGCTTTGCCCCTTGCGCCAATGTATCGACCAAAGCGGCCTGATATGTGAACACTTCCCCAGTGGGCTGGATAGCAAGCGGCCCATGCAAGCGCGTCGGCGTAGGTGTGCGCTTTGTGAGTGTAGGTCTTATTGTCGGAATAAACCCGAACGGTAAAGGGTGCAAGGCTCAACGCCAAGCGGTTAATTAACTTTGTCATGTTGTGCGCTCCTGTTGTCATGTCCTTTAGCGTTGATAGATGTGCAGTTCGCCTGGGTTCATCCACTCGCAAGCCAAGCCAAAGCGGCGCAGTTCAGCGTCCAGGCGTGGGTTAACCCCGAAGTCGAAATCTTCACGGGTCGAGTAGTAGTCGGCCCAAAGGTATGAGGCCGGTTCTTCGCCGCTGATAACAAAGCCCGCCGGTGTGTCGTCTCGTAGGTACAAGGGTACTCCGAGGGCTTTTAATGCCTCGTATGCTTTCCTGTAAGGTGATTTCATATCGTCTGCTCCTGAGTTGTTAATCATGTACTACACGTAGTACAACGGTTATCGGTGACAATAGGTTTACTTATGATCGACCTATTGTCAGTATATAAGACCGCCCATCGGTTGCCATATAAGGGGGTTTTGGGGTAAGGTTCGCCCAGTGTTCACCAAGGGAGTCGAGGCGATGGGCCAGCTGCCAGCAAGTGCGGTTAGACAATTGGCAAAGGGAGTGCCAGCAGATAAAGTTTTGCTCCCTAATATTGACTTGACCCCTAAACAACGCAAGTTTGTGCGGGCCATGGCAGAAGGATCAAGCAAGCGGGAAGCGTATCTCCAGGCGTATGACACAAGGAAAGATAGCCGCTCGGTCGGTATAACAGCCTGCCATGTGGCACAGGAACCTAAGATACAGGCAGCGCTGGCTCAGCAGCAGGCGGTGGAAAGGTTGCGGTATTCGCAGAACCCCGATCAGATCAGGACTTTCGTGGTCGACCAGCTGCAGCACGAGGCTAAAACCGCCCAAAAACCCAACGACCGGCTCAGAGCGTTAGAGCTACTCGGCAAATTGGCCGACGTCGCAGCCTTCGAGACTCGCTCTGTCGTCACGCATCAGCGCTCGGACGTGCGCTCGCAGCTGCGCTCTAAGCTTGAGCGGCTGGCGGCGATCGACGTGGAAGCCAGGGAGACCCCCACCCTAGGGGGGGAGGGTCAAAGTGACGGGCATCTGGGGGGCGCAACTACGTCCATTAATCCCCACCAACAATCCCCAATTTCTCAAACCCAGGTGTCATACCAGTATGACAGCGAGGGGGTGGGGGTTGAGAATGAAAGTGGGGCGTTAGGGGAGGGAGTGATAGAGGAAGTGGCCCCCCATGAAAAGGATTTGGGTTCCCATACGGGGGGAGGTAAAAAAGATAGGCCTATATGGGAAGATCCTAAGCGTTGGTATAAGGAGCATATAGGGGAGATAGAGATGGAGGAAGTAATGCCTAGGGATGAAGCTAGGGAAATGATTCAGAAGAAGTTGAGGGATGAGAAGTGACACCGGCGCAGCGGAATGTTTATCGGGTGATAAAGGAGTGGTGGGCGATTTATCATTTTGGCCCGACGTATGACGATATACGGTTTTGCTTGATGCAGGAGAGTAAGTCGTCGGTGTGGAAGACGGTGAATAGGTTGGTGAAGAAGGGGTATTTGAAAAGGACGCCTGGGATGTCTAGGAGTATTGTGTTGACGAAGAAGAAGCTTGATGACGGATCTGAAGCAGTACGCTAGGGCGGCGTTGAAGCATTTGCACCTCTTAACGGAAGAGGAGCAGGCGTTATTGTTTGATGAGATAGCGCAGATGGAGGAGGAAGAGAGTAAGAGGGAGGCTAAAGAGCACTTCTTGCCTTTTGTGAAAAAGATCTGGCCGGGGTTTATTGAGGGGTATCACCATAAGTTAGTGGCTGAGGCTTTTGAGGAGGTGGTGTTTGGGGATTGTAAAAGGCTGATTATTAATATGCCTCCCCGACATACCAAGAGTGAGTTTGCGTCCTTTGCTTTGCCTGCATGGTTCTTGGGGAATTTTCCTGATAAGAAGGTGATACAGACATCCCATACGGCGGAGTTGGCTGTTGGGTTTGGTAGGAAGGTAAGGAACATTGTTAATTCAGATGAATATAAGAAGGTGTTTGAAGAAGTAAAGCTTCAGCAGGATTCAAAGGCTGCTGGTAGGTGGTCAACGAATAAGGCGGGTGAGTATTTTGCTATTGGGGTTGGTGGTGCAGTCACTGGTAAGGGTGCGGATTTATTGATTATTGATGATCCGCATTCAGAGCAGGAAGCTAAGTTGGCGATGCACAAGCCTGAAGTGTTTGATTCGGTGTATGAGTGGTACACGTCGGGGCCAAGACAGCGTTTACAGCCTGGAGGCCGGATCATTATTGTGATGACAAGATGGTCGTTGAGAGATCTGACGGGTCATGTATTGAAGTCAAGTAGTACAAGAAGCGGTGATGAGTGGAAAGTCATTGAGTTGCCAGCCATCATGCCGTCGGGAAGACCCTTGTGGCCGGGGTTTTGGAAGTTAGAAGAATTACTTGCATTGAAAGAAGAGTTGCCGGTCAGTAAATGGCAGGCTCAGTATCAACAACAGCCTACCGCAGAAGAAGGTGCGATTGTAAAAAGGGAGTGGTGGAAGCGGTGGGAAGGTGATAGACCGCCGTCTTGTGATTTTGTCATACAGAGTTGGGACACGGCGTTCTTAAAAAGCCAAAGGGCGGATTACTCAGCGTGTACAACGTGGGGCATATGGACAACAGAAGATGGTGACACCAATATTATTCTGTTAGATGCCTTCAAAGAGCGTTACGAATTCCCTGAGTTGAAGCAAAAAGCCTATGAAACGTACATGGAATGGCAACCTGATGTGTTTTTGGTGGAAGCCAAGGCTGCTGGTAGCCCGTTGATCTTTGAATTGAGGAAAATGGGCATACCGGTGAGCGAATTTACGCCAACTAAGGGTAATGACAAGATTGTTAGGCTCAATGCGGTGGCGGATTTGTTCGCTTCGGGGCGAATTTGGGTGCCGGAGCGCAAGTTTGCAGATGAATTGATTGAAGAAGTTGCGGCTTTTCCTGCTGGAGAGCATGATGACCTTGTGGACAGCATGACGCAGGCGTTGCTGCGATTCCGCACGGGTGGTTTTCTAAGCCTGCAATCCGATGACGAAGACCGTGAACCCGTTTACCATCGCAGGGTAGCTTATTACTAGGAACCATCATGGCAATTGAACCTGCACTCTACCGAGCACCGCTTGGCCTTGACGCTATTAATGATGAACCCACTGAAATTGAAGTGGAAATTGAAAATCCTGATTCAGTAAGTATCAGTATGGACGGCATAGAGATTACGTTAGAGCCAGAACGTGACATGCCGGATGAGCATGATGCCAATCTTGCAGCATTTATGGATGATAGAGACCTTGCATCCATAGCGAGTGATCTGATTGATGACTTTGAAACTGATCAGTCATCAAGAAAAGAGTGGGTCGATACGTATGTTGATGGCCTGAAGCTTCTAGGACTTAAGTATGAGGACCGAACAGAGCCTTGGCCTGGGGCTTGCGGTGTGTTTTACCCCATTTTGTCTGAAGCGGCGGTGAGATTTCAGGCTGAATCGATCATGGAGACGTTCCCTGCTTCGGGGCCGGTAAAAACACAGATTGTTGGTAGGTTGACTAAAGATAAAGAAGAAGCAGCCGAGCGTGTCAAAGATGATATGAATTGGCGGCTGACAGAACAGATGCCTGAATATAGACCAGAGCATGAAAAGATGCTTTGGTCGCTGGCCTTAGCGGGGTCAGCATTTAAGAAGGTCTACTATGATCCGTCGCTGGGTAGACAGGTGTCCATGTTTGTTCCAGCAGAAGATATTGTTGTGCCGTTCGGGGCAAGCGATCTTCGGTCGGCACCACGTATTACGCAGATCATGCGTAAGACAAAAAATGAAGTAAGAAAACTCCAACATGCAGGGCTTTGGCTTGATGTGGAGTTAGGCGAGCCAACGACAACGCTTGATGATATTGAAAAGCGCAAGGCAGAAGAACAAGGCATGTCTGCCACGATGGATGATCGCTACCGCATTCTTGAAATGTGTGTGGATATAGATCTGCCTGGGTTTGAAGATTCAGATAAAAATGGCCCGACTGGGATTGCGTTGCCGTATGTAGTTACGATAGACAAAGGTACGAGCAAGATTCTTGCAATACGCAGGAATTGGTATGCCGATGATCCGTTGAAGTTAAAGCGGATGCACTACACCCACTATATTTATATACCCGGATTTGGTTTTTATGGGTTTGGGCTGATTCATTTAGTGGGTGCGTTTGCAAAGTCTGGTACATCACTCATTAGACAGTTAGTTGACGCAGGGACACTATCCAATCTGCCTGGAGGATTGAAGTCACGGGGGCTTAGAGTCAAAGGCGATGACACGCCCATCAGTCCGGGCGAGTTTAGAGACGTGGATGTTCCTTCGGGATCTATCAGGGACAACATCCTTCCGCTTCCCTATAAAGAGCCCAGTCAAGTTCTTTATCAATTGCTTCAAACAATCGTTGCCGAGGGAAGACGATTTGCTGCAACGGCTGATATGCAGATTTCAGATCTATCTGCAAATACGCCGGTAGGTACAACGCTTGCAGTATTGGAGAGAACGTTAAAAGTCATGTCTGCGGTGCAGGCAAGACTGCATTACTCCATGCGGCAAGAGTTCAAATTGCTTGCTGCAATTATTAGAGACTACACACCTGAAGAGTATGCGTATGACGTTGACTCCCCGATGGGACGTTACGTCAAACAATCAGACTACGACCATGTTGATGTCATTCCTGTATCTGATCCCAATGCAACAACACTAGCCCAAAGGGTTACGCAGTATCAAGCGGTGTTGCAGCTGGCTGCACAAGCCCCCCAGATTTACGATATGCCAGAGCTTCATAAACGAATGCTTGGCGTATTGGGCATCAAGGATATAGACAAGCTTATTCCTGGCTCCAAGGATCAAACTCCCAAAGATCCTGTGTCGGAGAATATGTGCATTCTTAATATGCAGCCGGTTAAAGCTTTCATGTATCAAGACCATGAAGCACATTTAACGGTCCACATGGCTGCATTACAAGACCCGATGTTGCGGCAAATGGCGCAGCAAAACCCGATGGGCGGACAAATGATGGCCGCAGCGATGGCCCATGTAAACGAACATCTTGGGTTCTTGTATAGAAAGCAATTAGAAGAGCAACTAGGCATTCCCTTGCCGCCGCCCGATGAGCCGTTGCCTGAAGACTTTGAAGTGGAGTTATCAAGGCTGGTTGCTAAAGGAGCCCAGCAATTGCTTCAAGTACATCAAAGTCAGGCCGCTCAACAAGAGGCGCAACAGGCACAACAAGATCCAGTAGTGCAAATGCAGCAAGCAGAGCTTGCTATTAAACAAGCTCGTGAACAACGTGAAGCCATGAAAGATCAAGCGGATATTCAACTAAGGGCGCAAGCACAGCAAGACAAAGTAAGACTAGAAGAACAACGGATTGCAAGCCAAAACGCCATAGCTGAACAAAACATAGCAGCCAAGATGATTGATAAAGCGGTTGATATTCGTAGGGGCCAGTAATGGAGTTTCACGAAGCCTGTGATTTAGAGATGCGTAAACACATTAAGTATTTGGAAGAACAACTCTCGCAAGGGAGCATGAAGTCCTTTGAGGACTACAAATTCGTCTGCGGCCAGATTCAAGGTCTTATGGTTGCGAGACGCATAAACGAAGACCTTGCAAACCGAGCGAAGGAACATGATGACGGATTTATCTGAATTAAGTGAAGATCAACAACAAGCAACACAACTTCCGCAGCCGACAGGCTATCGGATGCTCTGTGCATTACCGGAGGTAGAAGATAAGTTTGCAAACGGGTTGCTAAAGCCCGATGCGCTAACCAAGCTGGAAGAGTTCAGTACGGTTGTTTTGTTCGTATTAAAACAAGGGCCGGATTGTTACAAGGATGCTGCAAAGTTTCCTACAGGGCCGTGGTGCAAAGAAGGTGACTTTGTTTTAGTGCGGGCTTATTCCGGTACACGTTTCAAGATTCACAACCGAGAGTTTCGACTCATCAATGATGACACGGTAGAAGGTGTTGTCGAAGACCCACGCGGATATACCCGCGCCTAAAGGAGTTGCTATGGCAGCAGAGCAAGAAGGAAAAATTGAAGTAGAGGTCGAGGGCGAAGGTGCGCCTGAAGTTGAAATTGTTGACGACCGGCCAGAAGCGGATAGAAATGCAACGCCGTTAAAAGCTGATCCATCCGACATTCCTGAAGATGAGATAAAAAACTATTCAGAGAATGTAAAAAAGCGGATACAGCACCTGAAGCATGGCTATCACGATGAACGCAGAGCCAAGGAAGAGGCTTTCCGAGAGCGAGAAGCGGCTATTGCTTATGCAAAACAAATCGCTGATGAGAACGCAAAACTGAAAGAAAAGCTCACCAGTGGTGAATCGACGCTTATCAAAACCATGCAGTTTGCTACGGAGAAAGAGTTATCCGAGGCAGAGCGTAGTTACAAAGAAGCGTTAGACAGCCAGGATAGCGACCGCATTCTTAATGCTCAAAAGGCATTAAATGTTGCGATGCTTAAGGCTGATAGGGTAAAAAACTTTAAGCCTCAAGCTCCAACGCAACAACAACAGTTGCCCCAAGAGCAAACACCTGTCTATAATCCTCCACAAAATACTTATGTTGATCGCAAAGCTGATGAATGGAAGAACCAGAATCCTTGGTTTGGACAATCAGGTCAGCCTGGGGTTGATGATGAGATGACATTTTTCGCTATGGGCCTGCACCGCAAGCTTACTCGGGAACGTGGCGATCAATATGCACTCACAGATGAGTATTACGAGAAAATAAATTCTCGCATAAGGGAAAAATTCCCTGAGTATTTTGGCATTCAGGACGAGCCAAAAGAAGAAACCAGACGTCCTGCTTCGGTGGTTGCCCCGGCAACACGCAGCTCGCCACCTAAAAAACTGAAGCTGACAGCCTCGGAAGCCAACGCTGCCCGCAGGATTGGAGTGCCGCTTGAAACCTATGCCAGAGAACTGGCAAAACTCCGTATGGAAGGAAAGCTATGAGCCGCGAATCCCGTGAAGCACAAACCCGCGAACAAACGGAACGTCCTAAGCAGTGGAAGCCGCCCAGCTCATTGCCTGATCCTCTTGCGAGAGATGGCTGGAAGCACCGCTGGGTAAGAACGTCTATTCTTGGAAAAGAAGACGCCAGAAATGTAGCGACCCGTCACCAAGATGGATTTGAACCATGCAAGTGGGAAGACTATCCAGAAGTAGCCCGAGCCATGCTCGCAAACGGACCTCAAACCGGAAACATTGAGATTGGTGGATTAATGCTGTGCCGCGCCCCTGTGGACATGGTCGAGCAACGTAATGGTTATTACATGCAGCAAGCTCGTGATTGGATGCAGAGTGTGGACAGTAATTTCATGCGCGAAAACGACCCACGGATGCCGCTCTTTAATGAGAAGCGTTCAGAAGTCCGATTCGGTAAGAGATAAACCCTATTTGGAGTAAAGCAAATGGCTTACCCGACTATTTCAGGCCCATACGGTCTGCGTCCGGTCAATTTGATCGGCGGTCAGGTGTTTGCCGGAGCCACTCGCCAGCGTCGGATCGTAAACTCCAGCGCTAGTAGTATTGGTTTTGGTGACCCTGTAAAGTTTGATAGCAATGGCTGTGTTGTTGTCTGTACAGAAACAACGACTGCCCCGACCACTGGCTTTGCCGGTGTGTTTATGGGTTGCACGTTTGTTTCTTCTGTGACTGGTCAGCCGACCTTTTCGCAAGCATGGATTTCTGGCACCGCAGTAGCAAGCAACACCAACATCGTTGCCTACATCTGCGAAGATCCAGATCAGTTGTTCCAAGTTTGCGGCGTGAGTGCAACGACGACTGTTTCAACCACATCTGGCTTTACATACACCGACGTCGGTTTAAATGTGGCTATGGTGGCAAACACGTTGAACACCACGACCAAGGACAGCCGTTACGCAGTAGATATTGCAAGCGGTGCAACGACTCAAACTCTGCCTTTACGAGTCATCGATGTGGTGCCTGATACGGCATTCACTTATAGCGGTACTCTGTACTACCCAGAAATCATCGTTAAGTTCAATGCAGCTTATGTAGTGCAGGCGACTGGCGTGGTGACCGGTGGTCATGCGTACAACAACCCAGTTGGTCTGTAAGGGGAACATAAATGGCTATTTCACGCGCACAACTACTGAAAGAGCTACTCCCCGGATTGAACGCATTGTTCGGTCTTGAGTACGCTCGCTATGGTGAAGAACACAAAGAGATCTACGAAACCGAGACCTCTGAGCGTTCATTTGAAGAGGAAACCAAGCTGTCTGGATTCTCGGCTGCACCGGTCAAGAACGAAGGTAGTGCGATTGCTTATGACAACGCACAAGAAGCTTGGACTGCTCGCTACACCCATGAGACGATTGCTATGGGCTTTTCAATCACTGAAGAAGCGATTGAAGACAACCTGTACGATTCACTCAGCTCACGTTATACCAAGGCGCTTGCACGGGCAATGGCATATACAAAGCAGGTGAAAGCAGCAGCCGTGTTGAACAACGGATGGGCATCTACTGTTACTTACGGTGACGGCCAGCCCCTGTTCTCTACGTCGCATCCTCTTGTGTCTGGCGGCACTAACAGCAACACGCCTTCTACCCAGGCTGACTTGAATGAAACTTCGTTGGAAAACGCAGTCATTCAAATCGCAGCATGGACGGATGAACGTGGTCTGTTGATTGCAGCTCGCCCACGCAAGCTTATTGTCCCTTCGCAGCTTCAGTTCGTGGCTACTCGTCTGTTAGAAACCGAACTCCGTGTCGGCACTAACAACAACGACATCAACGCCATCAAGAACAATGGTTCAATCCCCGAGGGATACACCATCAACCACTTCTTGAC